AGCGAAACTTCTATTGATTTATTAGACGCTTCTCGATTTCCATCTACTGGTGGAACAATTCTTATTGAAAACGAAGTGATTACATATACAGGAAAAACAACTAACACATTAACAGGGTGCACCCGTGGAGCATCATTTACAATGTTCGTTGGTGGTTCTAATAAAACATTTAGTGGTGGCTCAGCAGCAAGTCATAGCAAAAATAATGGATATACATCCGTGACTCTTATTTCTTGTACTGCAGCACCACAGTTAAATCACTGGGGTTCTTCTTACATTATGGATGGTGGATTCGATACAGATCGTGGATACTACTTTAACTATGCATCATTAAGTAATAGCGTAACTGCTGCAGGCTCAGAAACTGCATTCTTTTTACGACTAGCACCATCAGTTTCAAATTCTATTGCAGGACAATTCGGAGATCGAGATCTAATCAATCGTTCACAGTTGCTTCTACAAAAATTACAGCTACAGTCAGATAAGTCTGTACAGGTTTATGGTATTTTAAATCCAGGAAATATTGATGCGTCATCATTAACATGGACATCCGTTAATACAACAGCATTAGGTTCTCAACCATCTTTTGCTCAAGTTTCTACTAGTAGCACAACTACTGCTACTCCAGGTGAGCAGGTATTCTCAACTCTTGGACCACCAGCTGGCTTTGCTGAAATCGACTTATCAAGCCTAAAAGAATTATCAAACTCTGCTATTGGTGGTTATAGTAACTTTCCAGATGGTCCCGATGTCTTGGCAGTGGTTGTTAAGAATCTATCAGCTGATACCGCTACAGTTAACTTAAACTTATTCTGGTCAGAAGCGCAAGCATAAATATACAAAATTAGAGGAAATTTTAAATGGCAACCCAAGTACAATTCAGAAGAGGTACGACTACCCAGAACAATGCGTTCACTGGAGCGATTGGTGAACTAACTTATGACACTCAAGTTAAAACACTAAGACTTCATGATGGTTCTACTGCAGGTGGTGGTTCTGTAGTCACTATTAATGCTGGTACACAAACGCTTACTAATAAAACACTGTCAACCAATTCAGTTTGGCAAGGCACTGCTGTTGGTTTAGCATATGGTGGAACTGCAGCAAATTTAACTGCAGTAGCTGGTGGTGTTTTATATTCTGGTGCTTCTGCATTGGCAATTTCTGCTGCAGGTACTTCTGGTCAAGTATTGACTTCTGCTGGATCCTCTGCGCCAACTTGGACTGCACAGTCTTCTCTTTCTGTCGGAACTGCAACAACGGCAACTACTGCTTCTAATATTAATGGTGGTTCAGCTGGTTATCTTGTGTATCAAGTAGATACAAATGATACTGACTTTATTCCTCCAGGTGCTGCAGGTACATTCCTTCGTTCTACTGGTGCTTCTACTGCTCCTGACTGGGCAACTGCTTCTACCACTATTGGTTCTACTGAAATTAACCTTGGAGCAAAAAGTAATGCTCTTGCTGGAGTAGTTTCTATAACTATGGGAAATGGTAGTTATGGTAATGCATCTGTAGCTTCCGTATCTGGTACTGGTCCATGGACTGCCACAATTACTGGTATTTCATCGACAGCTGGTATTTTAGTTGGTCAAAATATTACAGCCACTGCTGGTACTGGAAGTCTTTTTGGTGGTTCTCCTACTAGCGTATTAGTCGCAAGCGTTGCCTCTGGAACAAGTATTACCGTAACAGTTACTGGTGGAACTATACCAACTGTTGGTACTATTACTGCTATTACTATTTTTGGATTCTTACAAGTTCCAACTGGAACTACTGCTCAACGACCATATGTTCCAGCAAATGGTATGATTCGTTACAATACTACTCAATCTACATTTGAGGGGTATTCATCTAGTGCGTGGTCATCTCTTGGTGGTGTTAAGTCTGTTGATGGGTTTACTTTCATTCAAGCAGAAACATCTGCTGGAGCATCAAATGGTGACTTAGATTTTTACGCTGAGGATGGTGCAGGAACTGCAGCTACTCAAGTTGGTCAGTGGAACAGAACTAATCTTAAAGATTACACTGGCACATTAGTTGGAACACAAACAACACAGAATGTGTTTAATGCAACTGCAACTACTGTTAATGCCTTCGGTGCTGCAACTACACTAGCGATTGGTAATGCTACTAGTGCGACTCTAACTCTTCGTCCAGGAACTGTTGTTGGATCTAATACTACTCAAAACTTATATAATACTGTTGCCACTACACTAAACTTAGGTGGTGCTGCAACTACTATTTCTATCGGTGCTGCAACTGGTACGCTAACAATCAATAATGCAAATACAGTTATTACTGGTAACTTAACTGTAAACGGCACAACTACTACTGTAAATTCAACTACTGTAGAAATTCAAAATGCCTTTGTCTTTGAGGGTGCTACTGCTGATGGCTTTGAAACAACATTATCTACAGTAGATCCAACTGCAGACAGAACAATACTTTTACCTAATGCGAGTGATACTTTAGTAGGTAAAGCAACTACTGATACCCTAACAAACAAATCTATTAGTTTAACAAACAATACAGTTACATTTACTTCATTAGAATTAAAAACTGCGTGTTCTGATGAAACTGGTTCTGGTGCTTTAGTGTTTGCTACTAGCCCAACTTTAGTCACTCCGACTATTGGTGTTGCTACTGCGACTTCTGTTAATAAGGTAGCGTTTACTGCTCCAGCAACTGGATCTACTTTAACTATCGCTGATGGTAAAACTCTAACAGCAAGTAACTCGCTGACATTTACTGGTACTGATGCTACATCGTTTGCATTCCCAGGAACTAGCGATACTGTTGTTACATTAACTGCCACTCAAACTTTAACTAATAAAACATTAACATCTCCAGTAATTAGCACTATCAGTAACACTGGTACTTTAACTTTACCTACATCTACTGATACATTAGTTGGTCGTGCAACTACAGATACACTAACAAATAAAACATTAACTAGCCCAACGCTAACTACTCCAGTTCTTGGAACTCCATCTTCTGGTACTCTAACTAATTGTACTGGTCTTCCAGTTAGTGGCATCACTGCTTCTACTTCTACCGCACTTGGTGTTGGTAGCATTGAATTAGGACACGCTACTGATACAACAATTGCTAGATCCTCGGCTGGTGTTATCTCTGTTGAAGGTGTGGTTGTTCCAACTGTATCTTCAACAGATACTTTAACGAATAAAACTCTTACCTTTCCAACTATTGACAATATTAAGATGGGTTATACCAGCACTGCAACAGCAGCTGGTACTACAACACTAACTGCTACTAGTAATCGTTATCAAAGATTTACTGGATCCACAACACAAACGATTGTTCTTCCTGTTACCAGTACATTAGCTACAGGTGTTTTATATGAAATTGAAAATGCATCAACAGGTAATTTAACTGTTAACTCGTCTGGTGGAAATTTAGTCATAACTATAATTCCTGGTGTTAGTGTTCAATGTATGTGTATTGGAACTGCTGCAACTACTGCTTCAGATTGGGATGCAGAATATAACGAGTTTGCTACCATTACTGGTACTGGTGCAGTTGTTCTTGCAACCAGTCCAACTTTGGTAACTCCTGCTCTTGGTACTCCATCTTCTGGTACATTAACTAGCTGTACTGGTCTACCAATCTCTACTGGTGTTTCTGGTTTAGGTACTAGCGTTGCTACTGCGCTTGCAGTAGCAGTTGGTTCTGCTGGTGCAGTTCTAGTTAATGGTGGTGTTCTTGGAACTCCAAGTTCTGGTACATTAACCAACTGTACTTTCCCTACACTAAACCAAAACACTACTGGTTCTGCAGCAACATTTACAAGCACTTCACAAAACTCGCAGTTTAACTCTGTTGGTGTAGGCACTGCTGCTTCTGGAACTGCTGGAGAGATTCGTGCAACAAACTCAATCACTTCTTTCTACTCTGACGATCGTTTAAAAACTAAAACTGGTAATATCCAAAATGCTCTTGAGAAAGTTCTTGCTCTTGATGGTTTCCATTACCATGCAAACGAAACTGCAGTGGCATTGGGCTATGATGCTTCTCAACAACAAGTTGGTTTATCTGCTCAGCAAGTTCAAGCAGTTCTACCAGAAGTTGTTGTACCTGCTCCGATCGATCCACAGTATATGACTCTACACTACGAGCGAATTGTTCCATTGTTAGTTGAAGCGATTAAAGAGCAACAGAAACAAATCGAAGAACTTAAAGCAAAGTTAGGTAACTAAAATGGCTGCTGTCTCTACCAGAACTGGATTAAAAGAATATGCATTAAGAGCATTGGGCGCACCAGTGCTCGAGATTAATGTGGACGATGATCAAATCGAAGACCGTATTGATGAAGCATTAGACTACTGGAAACTATACCACTATGAAGGTGTGGAGCAGATCTATCTTAAACAATTGATTCGTGCTTCTGAGATAACTCTTACTGCTTCTGTTGCTACAACTTTTGCAATTGCTGAAATTATTACAGGCGCAACGAGTGGTGCTACTGCCGAAGTATGTAGAGAATCTCAAAGATCGTCTTCAGGAACTCTACTGTTAGTTAGAAATGTAGTTGGTACATTTACTGCAGGGGAAACTATTAATGGTTCAGCAGGACATACTGCCACATTATCTTCTATAACACTTCGTGAATACGATAATCGTTACATTGAAATTCCAGACTATGTTTGGGGTGTTACTCAAATTATATCTGCAGGACAAGCATCTTCTTCAAAGAACATCTTCGACTTGCAGTATCAATTAAGATTAAATGACTTGTATGATTTAACATCAACTTCTTTAATCTACTACAAAACTGTAATGTCACACTTGGCATTGCTGGACTTTGAATTAAACGGACATCAAAGATTTAGATTTAATCGTTTGAATGGTCGTTTATACCTAGATGCAAACTGGGCAACAGACTTTATTCTTGGCGATTATATTATCGTTCAAGCGTATCGTGCGATGGATCCAACAACATGGTCTAAGATTTATAACGAGCCATGGTTAAAACATTATACCACAGCATTGTTTAAGAAACAATGGGCGACTAACATTAAGAAATTCTCTGGTATTCAACTTCCAGGTGGTGTAACTCTGGATGGTGATAAATTATATGACGAATCTACCTCAGAAATTAAAGAACTCGAAGACGAACTACAGAATAAGTCAGCACCCCTAGATTTCTTCATGGGATAATAGATGCCTACTAATGTTTATTTTACTCATGGTACAAAGAATGAGCAGTACCTAATTGAGGATCTCATTATCGAATCTCTTAAGATTTACGGTAATGAGTTCATGTACATCCCAAGAACATTAGTTTCTAAGGATGAGATTCTTGGTGAAGATCGTTTATCTAAATTTACCTCTTCGTTTCCAATTGAAATGTACTTTGAGAATGTAGACTCGCTTGACGGACAAGGTGCATTTATTCAAAAGTTTGGTCTGATGATGGAACAGTCAGCTACATTGGTAGTTGCTCGTCGTAGATGGGATCAGTTAGTTGGTCGTTATGGTCAAACAATTATTCCTACTCGTCCATGCGAAGGAGACTTAATTTACTTTCCTTTGACTAAAGGTTTGTTTGAAATTAAGTTTGTAAAACATCAAGATCCATTCTATCAACTTGGTAAACTATATGTGTTTAAGTTACAAGTTGAATTGTTCCAGTATGCTTCTGAGAAGATTGATACTGGCATCACAGAGATCGATGCGTTTGAAACTCTTAAAACATTCACTACAAATACCACAAGATCTCCAAATGGAGAGGTTACTAAGATTACAATGACTGCAACTGGTTCTGGTTATACCACTGTACCAACAGTATCCTTTACTAGTTCAACTGGTATTGGTGCTACTGCAACTGCTGTTCGTGGAACTGGTGCCAATGCCAATAAAATTGTTAGTATTACTGTGACGAATCCAGGATCTGGATATCAAACTGCTCCAGTAGTTTCTATTACTGGTGGTGGTGGTGCTGGTGCTTTAGCAACTGCTTCTATTGATATCAATATTGATTCGCCAAACTCGTTTGGTGATAATAATAAATTTAAAACAGAAGCACAGGATGTATTGTTTAGCGTAACAAACCCATTCGGTGAAATTGACACAGAGAATAACCCATAATGTTAAACAGTAATGTATACTACCACGGAATCATTCGCAAGTGCATCGTAGGATTCGGCTCTTTATTCAGTGACATCTATATCGATCGTCGTGAAGGTGATTCTGTAACTGGTACAGTTATTCAAAGATTACAAGTTCCACTTGCTTATGCTCCAAAAGAAAAATGGATTGTTCGTTTAGAACAAGATCCAACTTTAGAAAACAATGTTTATACTACTCTTCCAAGAATGTCTTTTGAGATTATTGGATACAACTACGATCCTCAAAGAAAAGTAAATCGTATGCAACAGTTGAAGTGTGGTGATGGTACTGGTGCAGTATCAACCATGTATACTCCTGTTCCATACAACTTAGATCTTTCTTTATACATCCTCACAAAAACTCAAGAAGATGGTCTGCAAATTATTGAGCAAATCCTTCCTACATTTACACCTGAGTATACATTATCAATTAATGTAGTTCCAGACATGAGTGTTAAAATTGATGTGCCTATTATTTTAAATAGCGTATCAGTTCAAGACGACTATGATGGCGATTTCCAAATGCGAAGATTTGTGACACATAGTCTTAATTTTCAAATGAAGATGAATCTGTTTGGACCAATCTCTGGTAGAAATGTTATTCAAGAAGTTAATGCTAATGTTGGTGAGAACGAAGACTTTAGTAATCCAAATCGAGTTTATACTGCAGATGGTGATGTCACTACTGCAACTGTTGATACGGAGAGTTGGCTGGACGGATTTTAATTATGGCTCAAGTATATAATTCGAATTCGAACTTAAAAGCTGCTGGTGTTACTGTTGACTTTACACCTGATGATGTAAAAGAGTACATGAAGTGTGCAGCAGATCCGATATACTTTATCGAGACCTACTGCTACATTGTTACGCTGGATCATGGTTTACAATTGTTTAAATTATATGATTGCCAAAAGAACAAATTAAATGTAATCCATAATAATCGTCGTGTGATTCTTATGGAAGGTCGTCAGCAAGGTAAGACAACTACCTCTGCAGCTTACATTCTTTGGTACACGATTTTCCAAGCCAACAAAACTGTGGCTATCCTTGCAAACAAAGCAACTGCTGCAAGGGAAGTTTTAGATCGATATCAAACAATGTATGAGTTGCTACCAAAGTGGATGCAACAAGGTGTTACCACTTGGAATAAAGGTGACATCGAACTGGAAAATGGTTCAAAAGTATTTACTGCTGCAACAGGTAAATCTGGTATTCGTGGTAAGTCAGTAAACATGTTGTATGTTGACGAAGCAGCGATTATTCCAAACAATGTGGCAGAAGAATTCTTTACTTCAGTTTACCCTACGATTTCTGCTGGTCAGACTACTAAGATTTTACTGTCCTCAACTCCACTGGGTTATAATCACTTCTGGAAGTTTTGGACAGACGCTGAAAAGGGTAGGAATGGATTCGTTAATCTATTCATACCATACTGGGAAATTCCAGGTCGTGATGAAGCATGGGCTGCAGAACAAAAAGCACAGCTTGGCGAACTTAAATTTACCCAAGAGGTTCTTTGTAACTTCTTGGGTTCTTCTCTCACTCTAGTTAGAGCAGATGCTATTTCTAGAATGAGTCCTGATGTTATCGTCTATCAGAAAGATGGGTTAGATGTGTATGTAAACCCACAAGCTGGTCATAGTTATTGTATGGTCTGTGATGTGGCAAAAGGTGTTGGTGGGGATTATTCAGCATTCCAAGTTATTGATATTACAGAGGTTCCGTATAGAATCGTTGCAAAGTATCGTAATAATGAAATTAGTCCGTTGTTGTATCCAAATGTGATTTATAAAGTTGGAACAGACTACAACCAAGCATGGGTATTATTGGAAATTAACATCTCAGAACAGGTTGCTCACATCCTATACTCTGAAATGGAATACGAAAATATATTGATGGTTACAAGACACGCTTTGGGACAAACTGTCTCAGGTGGTTTTGGTGGAGGTAAAACACAGTTAGGTGTCAATACCGATAAAAAGATTAAACGAATTGGGTGTCATAATTTTAAAGCACTCGTTGAGGAAAACAAACTTATTATAAATGACGCTGATACGATCTCTGAAATCTCGACTTTTATTGAGAAGAAGGGTTCATATGAGGCTGATGAAGGTTATCATGATGACTTGGTAATGCCTCTGGTACTGTTCGGATGGCTTACAACTAACAGTTATTTCAAAGACCTAAATAATGTTAATCTACGAAACATAATGTACGCTAAGCAAATGCTGGCTATCGAAGAAGAATTAACACCATTCGGATTCTATGAAGATGGGAAACCTGAAAAGGCTCCATTAAACTTCTAGAAATCGTGTAAAAACTAAATAAAATGTAGACATGAAATTGTCTAGGTAAACTTATTAACAAGGAGAAACACAATGCCGTTCCAATTATCTCCAGGCGTTGCAGTCGTAGAAAAAGATTTCACTTCTATCGTTCCAGCAGTATCATCATCTATTGGTGCTTTTGCTGGAGTATTTCCATGGGGTCCAGTACTGGAACCTGTGACAATTAGCTCGGAGAACGATTTAGTTCGTCGCTTCGGTAAGCCAAACGATAGCAATTTCCAAACCTTTTTCACAGCTGCGAACTTCCTATCTTATACAAATAATCTATTACTAGTTCGTGCAGACGCTGGATCTTTGAATGCGGTTGCAACTACAACTGGCGGTCTTGGTACTGTCACTGTAGCTACTACTGGTTCTGGTTATTCTTCTACTGCTGCAGCACCTGCCGTAACAGTTGGTGCTCCTGATATTGATGGTGGCACACAAGCTGTTGTCACAACAACCCTTTCTGGTGGTGCAATTACTGCCGTTGCGGTTTCTTCTGGTGGTTCTGGATATGCTACTGCTCCGTCAGTGACAATTTCTGCTCCATCTGGTGGTTCTGGTGCAACATTTACTGCAGTATTGTCAGCACCAACTCTTGCTGGTGTCGCCATTTCTGGAACTGGTGGTCAATTTACTTGTACTGCAGCTACTTTGGTAGTTGGTAGCACAATTAATATTACTGGTACACTAGGTGGTACTGGTACTATTACTGGTTATGCAACTGGTACTACATACAAAGTTTCTGCCATTACTGGTTCTGGTTCTTCTGTAACAGGATTTACTTTAACTACTACTGCTGATGTTGCGATTGTTACTACTGCAGGCACTCCAACTGGCTTAACATACTCAGTAACATCAAATCAATCAGTGGCTTCTGTTACTGTTGATACTGGTGGTACAGGATACAAAGGTACTGTTACTGCTACATTCTCAGCTGGTAATGCTACTGCTGGTTCAGTTACTGTTGCTTCTTCAACTATTACTGGTGCAACAATTACTACTGTTGGTTCTGGTTATTCAACTGCTCCAACAATGACTGTTGCAGCACCTCCATCTGGTACTACTGCTACTTTAAACAGAACAATTTCCGTGGCTGGTTTAAAAATTATAAATGGCGAAACATACAATAGCACTTATATAAATGGTGCTGGTATTGTTGGATCTTTTGCTGCAAAATATCCAGGAACTCTTGGTAACTCTTTAAAAGTTGCTGTATGTGACTCTGCTGGATTTAGTACTTGGACATACAAAGATGAATTTGATTCTGCTCCAGGAACTTCTACATATGCTTCTAGTAAAAATGCAGCTAATTTTGTTGCTAACGATGAATTACATATTGTAATTATTGACGAAGATGCTGAGTTTACTGGTACTTATGGTGCTATTTTAGAAAAATTTGCTTTTGTTTCTAAAGCATCTGACGCTAAGAAATCTGACGGAACTAATAACTATTACAAAAATGTAATAAATTCTCGTTCAGAATACATCTGGTGGATGGATCATCCTACTGCTGTTACTGGTACTGCTAACTGGGGTTCTGTTGCAGCTGGTTCAGCATTCAAACTATTAACTGCTCCACTGTCAATTTCCCTAGCTGGTGGTACTGATGATTTCGTACCAACTGATGGTGAGTTACAATCTGCGTTTAACTTGTTTGCTAATGCTGAACAGTATGATGTTAGTTTAATTCTGGCTGGTAAAGCAACTGCTGCAACAGCAACATACATTATCAATAACATCTGTGAAACTCGTTTAGATTGCGTAGCGTTTGTATCTCCACAGAGTACTTCTACTGCCGAACCAATCATTGGTTCTACTTCTACTGAACAGAATGCAATTATTGCATACCGTGATGCATTGCCATCTACTTCTTATGCAGTTCTTGACTCTGGTTACAAATATCAATATGATCGTTACAATGACCAATACCGTTACATTCCATTGAATGGTGATGTTGGTGGTCTATGTGCTCGTACTGACTACACTAATGATCCTTGGTTTTCTCCAGGTGGTCTAAATCGTGGTCAAATTAAGAATGTTGTTAAATTAGCATTCAATCCAAGCAAAACACAAAGAGATATGCTGTACAAGTCTGGTGTTAATCCTGTGGTAACATTCCCAGGAGAAGGTACTGTCTTGTTTGGTGATAAGACTCTCTTGGCTAAACCAAGTGCGTTTGATCGTATTAATGTTCGTCGCTTATTCATTGTTATGGAAAAGGCGATTGCCACTGCTGCGAAATTCCAGTTGTTTGAATTCAACGATGGATTTACTCGTGCACAGTTTAAGAACTTAGTCGAGCCATTCCTGCGTGATGTCCAAGGTCGTCGTGGTATTACTGATTTCGTTGTTAAGTGCGATGAATCTAACAACACAGGTGAAGTTATCGATCGTAACGAATTCGTTGCTGATATCTTCGTTAAGCCAAATCGTTCTATCAACTTTATCACTCTCAATTTCGTTGCTGCTCGTTCTGCGATTAACTTCTCAGAAATCGGTGCGTAATTCAAGATAAATAGATAAGAACATAAGGAGAATTAAATGGCAAATATTGCTGATTTCAAAGCGCAGATGATCGGTGGCGGTGCTCGCCCAAATCAATTCCGTGTTGAATTAACATTCCCGTCATATG